TATATATACAAAATATTATGTCCGTTTCTGAACAATTTAAAGGCCTTCCTATGGAAGATTTAATTGGAGCCCCACTTATAGCAGCTGCGAACGCCCAGGGGAAATTAGCAAATCTTACTAAAAATTTTGTTGAAAAAGTTGGTGCTGATGAAAACGGAAAAATAAGAACCGTAGATTTTACCTACGGAAAATCTTATAACAAAGATCCGGAATCAAATGAAGTCCAAGAAGTCGTGAAATCATTATCTGTCCCATTATTATCCATAGTTAATGTCCCATCTTTATCCGTCAAAAAAGTAAATATCGACTTTGAAATGGAAGTTAAGCAACAAACTCAATCAAAAGATAAATTTGATGCTAGTACTACCGTCAAAGTAGATTATAAAAGTTTTTGGTCACCAGTATCTGCGAGTATAACAGGTTCAGTAAGTACTTCTAAAGAAACAACCCGTAATACTGATAATTCAGCAAAATATAGCGTTCATGTAGAAGCAAGAGATGATGGACCACCAGAAGGATTATCTAAAGTATTAGAAATTCTTTCAGGATTAATTCATGAAAAAGAAAAAGCATCAGCCCCACCATCCCAAGATTAATAAATTATAAAAATCGATCATAACGTTCAGTTAAGCGTGTAATTGATTCTAGAGGAGAGTCATAAGAAAATTTTATTTTAAGTGTAGCAAAACTACTATTTTCCCGTACTGGTGTTGCTATTCTAATTTTCCATTTCTTTTTTGTTAATGGTTGAACTGATTTTTTAGAAGAATGATGGAATTTATTATTTTTTAATTCAGTCTTTTTTACAATTTTCCCCATATTAAATTTTAATTCAACATCCATAGTATCTATTTTTAATGAATTATGTTTCACTAATGTAAATAATGGAACTTCTATTACCTTCCAATTATCTTCATTATTCGGGTCAGGTGAAGGAATTCTTATTTTTACCATACGTGGTTGTAAAACACTTTCATTAAGTATTTTAGCTTTTTCTTCAATAATTTTCTCAACTTTCTCCTCACTTGGCTGTTCATCATCATCCTCATCTGCTTCTTTAAAATTTTCAAAATACCAATCTAAATGATATAAATTTGAAATTTGTACACTTCTATTTGCTTTAATACCAGCATCATATAAAGCCTCAACTAATGTATCAAAAGCAGGTTTAGCAATTCTAACATTCTGCTCTGGCTCATTATCTACAACTAATTCAACATCTTTTTCTTGTACCTCAAATTCATCATCATCTTCAATTGGCTCATTTTCTGTAATTTGAACGTTATCATCTTCCTGTATAATTTGAATTTCTTCAGTAAATTTTATTTCTGGTTTCTTTTTCTTTTTTGGTTCTGGTTTTTTCTTATTTTCAGTTGTATTATCATATTCATCTCTTAATTTATCCATATCAATAACACCATCATCAGTAATATACTCTTTAATTTGTTCAGGTGTTAATTTGAATTTCTTCTTTTTTTTACCAGAGAATGAATTACCCATTTTAATTAAATTAATATTAAAATTTTATTTCTATATTAATTTAAATCAAATTCCATTACAAAATATAGGAACTAGTTAAATATGACCTACCAGAATATTGATGTCTTTCTCCACACCAATAACCTCTTGAACGTAAAATCTCTCTATAACAATTAAAACAATACAATCCATGATGTCTATCCCACATACACATAATAACATGACATTTTTGTGGAAGTGCTCTATCAATACAACCTGCTGTATTACATCTTAAGTATTTTAAAATAATTTTTAATATATCTTTACATACAATATCTGTATTCTCAATAGACAGCATATATTGTATTAAAATATTTTATTAACATCCTTGAAAAAAAAATGAACGACCTGGACCAGAACCACCAACCCATTGTCTATCTATACTTATCCTTTGTTCACATTTCGTACAATAATAACCTTTATGAGTATCCATATTCCATTGATCCGGATTTACCTTAATTTTTCCGAATTTTTTACAACTAGTTTTTTTGCAAATTAAATATTTTGTTATGAGATTACTAATATCTCTACTAATATATTCTTTTTGTGAAACCATTTTATAATTATTATTTACAAATACTTAATTAGTTATCTTCTATTGGTACAACTGTTAGATTTTCTAAAATCTGTTCTTGATAAGGATAATCTCTATTTTCTGGATCTGGTTCCGCTTCAATAAACTCAACTGGAAATTGAAGTAAATTACTTATCTTTTCTTTAAATGTATTAAACATATTATGAAAACCATCTGGAATAGTTCGTCCTTCTTCATGATACTCCTTTATTAAATATAGAGGTGTTTCTGGGGTCTTTTCAATATATAATCTAATAGCAAATCCGTGTCGGTGTCTTATACCAGAATAAAATCCAGTTGCATCTTCAGCCAACCATACCCAATGACATTTTATTAATTTAATATTAAATTCATCAAATGAATAAAAAATTCTTTTTAAATTTTTAAATTTTGTAAATAAATAGCCTTTATAAAAAATAATCCCCTCTTTATTAATTGAAATTAAAGCTACATCTTTGTTGATAAATATAAAATACAATATTACAAATAAATTGACGACTGTTAAAAATAATATAAGATAACCAGCACCACGAAAATGCATTTTATTAAATATAAAACATATCAATATCATTAATAAACCAATTATATACATTGTTGTTGTTATTTGTATTCCTGAACATGAGTCATGTGTTTTAAAACAAAATGTGTAACCATTACTTGTTTTAGACCATCTATCTAAATAATATGAATCATCTCCTATTAAAACCCCAATCCTGCGATAATGCCCCGATATATAAAATGATGTTTTATCAAATAATTTATTCCCTTTAAAAATATCATGTTCTCCTGAGAACTTATGTATAATATTATCAATATCCGTTATTCCAGTTAATTCAATAACTTCCATAAACACATATTATTTGAGAATTTTATAGAAAAATCGGTTTTAAAATTATATTTTACAAATATAGGAGATAATATGTCTTTTATGAGACATTTCAGTCAAAGATTGACCCGACATCCTATATTTTCTGGCTCGTATCTTAATAGATTGCGAGATACAACTAGTATAGTTAAAAGAAGAAATTGTAAAATTCATATAATGAGTATGAATAGAAATAGTTCAACTGGAGTTTTATATGCCAGAAATTATCAGGCAAATCCAGAAGAAAATTATCAGGTTAAAAGAGAAACTTATGATATTTCATATATTGATGATGAATACATACATATTCGTTGGAATACTGGTAGTATAGATAAATTTAGTGTAAATGATTCTTTACCAGAAAATGGTAAATATCCAGAAAATTAATATTTTTATTAAATTATAGCCTTCGGCGTATCAGGTTGCCTGATATTATGGATATTTTCACTACAATTATAGGAATAGTTATAACTATTATTGGAACTAGTATTATTATAAAAAAACGAGGAAATAATAATAATACTGTTGAAAAACAAATAGATAAAGAAATTGATCGAATCGCAAAGCAATTCTTTTAATGCATTTTTGCTGAATGAGTATAAGCATCAATAACCATTGAATCATAGTCTGAAAAACTATCATAACATTGTTCATAGCCCATTTTGGATTTTTTTGGTCCACAACAATAAAATTTTTTTACAATAGAAGCAATTCTATTTATCCATTTAGGTTGTTTATAATTACATAATTCTTTTGCAAAAGTTTTCGTAAAATTATTACAATTATTTAAAATTAAATTGTATTCTTCTTCTACAAATCTAAAACGAAATGAACCAATAATACAATCAATATCATAATCGGTTAAATTTGTTTCACCGATTAGAATTGTTTTTTTCAAATGTTCATTATATGTTCCAGGAACAATTCCAAATATTCCACCTGTACATTCACCTGTAGTCCCCGAACCAAATGAATATTCAATACCCTCAATAACGATGCCTGTATGATATATTCCAAGACCGATTGGTCCTAAAAATCGATTGGCAACTGGATGTAAATTATATATATTCAAAGAAACAATTTTAGCACTCATATATTATTATGTTACTTATTTAAAAATATTCAATTTAAATTTACATTTCTTTCTTGTTTGAATACTTCTATATCTGTTGTTCCTACTTGAGGTGGAAAATTAACTAAAAATGATAAATTTGAATATTTCTCATATTTTTGTAATTGAGCTTTTGCTTGTTTTGATAAAGTTAATGTTGTTTTTATCTCTAAAATTATATTATCATTTACAACCAAATCTGGACGACAATAACCAACTTGAATATTATCAAATATAACTGGATATGTTTTCTCAATTTCTACTTTAAAATCTAATTCACGAAGAGAATGTTGTAAGCATTTTTGATAAATCATTTCAGAATGACCTAATCCTATTTCTGAAATAATTGTTCTACCTGCTTGAATTATAATCTGCTGAAATTCTTCAGAACTCATTTTATGTATTTAATATACAATGTGGTCTTTTGTTATATAAGTTTTTAATATGTCTTAATACAGTCCTGTCAAACATATAGATATTCTCTAATTGAGAAGCTAATTTTCTAGATAATCTATCACAAATTTTATATGAGTAACCTTGAATCTGACAAGCATTAATTAATGTCAATCTAAACTGATTCATTGTTATATTCTCACTTTTATTACATCTTTTTAAAGCAGTTCTTGCAGTCTTTCTTAATTTTGAATATTGTGTCTTATTATTTGATTGAGGAATATGACTTAAATCTGGATTTCTTACTTTCATTTTAAATAATAGATGTGTAATTTTTTCAATATCTTGATCTTGTAATATATTACCAGATAATTGGACATCATCATTTCCAGAACCTGTATCTATTGTTAACTGTGGATATGTGGTTTGATTTGTGTTTAATTCTAATATACTTTCAGATTTAGTTTTAATTAAATTTAATGAAGGTGTCATCATATATTGAAATACTTGATAAGACATAATCGCATCTCTAGCAGCATATTCAATCTTCTTTTTTTCAACTAGTGGTAAAGACCAATCACATATTGATTGACTTTTATCTTTAAAATGTTGTTGTCCTACAAATAATGAATACAAATTTACTAAATTTGGTTTTCTTATTTTTCCTACTTCAGCCAAAGTTTTTAACTCAAATGAACCATTATAATACGGTAATCGATAATTATCGCATATCTTTCTCAAATCTCCTTCAACACCTACGCCTGATTTAAGCCATTTATCGCTCATAATTATTTTTTTTAATTTACTAGGTAATGGTAGTCCAATTTTAGGTAAATGAATTAAAAATGAATAATTTTCACTCGCAAGTTGAATTACACAAACTGCTTCGTTTGTTGGTGTATCTAATAACCAGTTTTTTGACCGATTAAATGATTGATTATGATTTGCCTTTGAAATAAATTCAGCATCAAAACCAATCATATATGTATTTGAACATTCATTTTCTAATGCGTCTTCTTTTAATAGATCTAATTGTGATAGCTTTTCTCTGCTATCAATTAAAATAACCTTATATTGATTAGTCATTATTATTATTATGTTTCTAATTTAAGAATTCTATTTTAAAATTGATTTAAACATAATTATATTAAATTAAGTAAACAATGCCTAATATGTCTAGAATTGCGAGAATGCGTCAAGCTAAAAGTAGAAGACGCAGAAAAAACAAAGATAATAAAAAGCAAGATTCTGAATTACAAGAAGGTAATAATGGTATGAAATTTAATGTTGCTGAAATTGCTAAAATGTTAGAACAAATGCCTTCTAAACAAAGAAAAAAGGCAATGAAAAAAATTAAAAGAAGTGCTGATTCATTAGGTTTAGACGCATTACTTAAATTACAGGGAAAAAAACAACATGACCCTGGTTGTGAATGCTGTGTTAATGAAATTTTTGAAAAAGCAAAAGAAATGTGTGAACAAATTCCAACAGAACCATCTACACTAGAAACCGTAGAACTTGATAGTGATGGTGAAATTCCTGATCTAGTACCTATGTCTCCATCACCAGAAAAAACTAAACCAGTTCCAAAAATGTCTGGTCCTAATAATGATGCTCTATTAAAATTCCTTAAACAAAATAAAAATGAGGAAGAAGAAGAACCGGAACAAGAGGAAAAAATTGTATCACCAAAAAAAATGGAAGCACCTAAAAATGATATTCTATTACAATTACTTAAAACTGAACAAGAACAACGAGAAAAAAAGAAAGCACTTGATCAACGACCAAATCCACCACTTACTGCTCTTGATATTCTTAAAGAAAATGATATGCAATTACCATCAATTGTAGAAGAAACTCATTCTGAAACACAAGATACTACATCTATTGAAACTATTTCCACTGAAACTACTTCTATTGAAACAACTTCTACTGAAAATCAAGAAATTATTATAGTTTAAATTGGAAGATATGTTTTAATTATAAATTAATATGAATATCACTTTAAAGATAATCGTTTTATTTTGATAAATAATATAAATTAACAGTTAATATGCGTGCCGAAATCAAAGAATATCTAAAAACTGTTTTAGATAGAATACAAAACTATCAAAATAATGCTAGTGGTGTTCAACACAATCAACATATTATTGATTTGCCTTATTTAAATGAATTTATTAAAATTCATATTAACAATCTTGGAGATCCATTTTATACACCAAAAATTCCATTAGACCCTCATTCATTTCCTGAGGAAAGAAAAGTTGTTAAATTATTTGCTGAATTTCTTCAATTAGATCCTGAACAAATTTGGGGTTATTGTTCATCTTGTGGTTCAGAAGGAAATTTAAGTGGTGTCAGATATGGTCGTGAAATTATTTCACAAAAATATAATGTCCCTGATAAAACCAAAATTACTTTATTTTATAGTAAAGCATCTCATTATAGTGTTCCTAGAGCTGGAGATTTATTAAATATTAAATTACAAGCTGTTGGTACAAATCATAATGATGAAATTGATATAAATGATATGGAAAGAATCATTTTACAAGATTTAGAATACTATAGAGAAAATGGAATTGTATTATCACTTACTTTAGGAACTACAATGACTTGTGGTTATGATAGTGTAAATGATAGTTTAGAACTATTTCAAAAATTAAATATAGAAAAAAAATTTATTCATGTAGATGGTGCTTTAGGAGGATTAATTACTCCTTTCTTCGATATTACTAAAACAGATTATAATAATATAGATAGTTTTGCTGTAAGTGGTCATAAAATTTTAGGATTACCTTTTCCTAGTGGGATTTTTATAACAAAAAAAGAATATTGGGATTTAGTTTGTGAATATACTCCATATATATCAAAAAAAGATGGAACTTTATTTGGTTCTAGAAATGGATTAGCAGTTCTTTATTTATATATCGCTGTTCATCAATTACCTGAAATAAAAGATAGAGTTCAAAATATGATAGATCTAACAGTCCAGGCTTATGATGAATTAATTACTAATCAAGTTCCAGTTAATATGGTTGAAAATGGTCTTGCTCTTTTATTACCTTCTGTCCAAATTAACAAAGATTTTGAGAAAATACAAGAAAAATATAAATTAGCAGATAATGGAAAAATCTGTCATTTCTTTATTATGGAACATCATTTACAAAATAGACATATTCTTGATAACTTTGTAAAAGAAGTTATTGAGTTTTATAAAAGTTAATCTAAACAAGTTCTACATTAGTATCTGGTTTTCTAAATTTAATACGATACGCATTTCCACCATGTTTATTAAAATCACCTCCTCGTCTTTCATCTTCTTCTGATATTCTTAGAAGATTAAAATATTTCAAAATATAAGATGTAATCAGTGTAAAAAAAGTTGTCCATACAATAATAACCAATCCTCCAGCAATTTGCCAACCAAGCAATTCTCCATCGCCACCATAAAAAATTCCATCATCTTTATTAAATAAACCAACTGCTATTACTCCCCAAAGACCACAAATTCCATGAACTGGAAAAGCATTTATTGGATCATCAATTTCCCATTTTTCCAATAAATCACCTGAAACTTTATAAAGTAAACCACCAATGGTTCCTATTATAAAAGCACCATAATCTGTTACTCCATCACAACCTGCTGTTATTGAAACTAACCCAGCAAGTATACCATTACATAATAAGATAAGATCATACATATTATCTGTTTTGAAATTTAAAAAACTATTTATGAAAGACGCAGACATTCCAGAAGCAACAGCACTAATTGTTGTATTCATCATAACAAGAAAAACACTTTTTTCATTTTCACCGCCAATTGCTAAAACTGAACCACCATTAAAACCATACCAACCTACCCATAGAATAAATGTACCTAAAACAACTTGCGGTGTATTATGAGGTCTAAATTTATGTTGATCAATATTTTCATCAAAACGATCAAGTCTTTTACCTAGCATGATAGCACCAACTATTCCTGAAACACCACCTGTCAAATGAACTATACCAGAACCAGCAAAATCAGTAAAACCACCTTCTGCTAACCATCCTCCACCCCAAGTCCAATGTACAATCCATGGATAAATTAAAGTATTCATAATGACTGCTAATACCATATAACCATGAATTGCTGTTCTTTCTGCCATACATCCACTGACAATTGTCATTGTTGTTCCAGCAAAAGCCCATTGAAATAACCAATCCCTATAATTATTCGAAGTGAAATCTTGTGTATTAAATAAATCAGTTCCAATAAATTTACCTGAACCATATGCCATGCCATATCCTACAAACCACCACAAAAGTGTTGTTATACAAATATCAATTAAATTTTTGAATAACATATTCTGTGAGTTTTTACTCCGGACGCTTCCAGATTCTAGTATAGCAAATCCTGCTTGCATAAAAAAGACTAGGATTGTTGATACACCGACCCATAAAGAATCAATGTTTTGTGATAGTTGTTGTATTGTATATGTTGTCATTTATTCGTTTTAAAATATATTAGTAAATATTCTTTATAACGAAAAAAAGTAGAAATTAATTTTGTTTATTTTGTTTATTTTGTGGCGTATAATTCAGAAACTTCAGATGCAGTAAGTTTTCTGTTATAAACTCTGTAATCATCAGTTGTCATTGCTTTAGATATCCAATTCCATTTATTATTATGCCAACCAGCACCAAATGTTAAACTATCAAATCCCCAAACTTTACCACCAGTATTAGTTAAAGAAGCAGATTTAGCTAAAGCATTGTCAATATACATTTCAATAGTATCACTAACTGTATTTCCTGATTTAGTAATAACAAGATGATGCCAATTATTATCATGATAATTGACAGCACCTGCGGTTGTTTCAAAACTATCACTATAACCAGTAGAACCAGATGTTTCTTTATAGTAAATTTGATAAAGCCAATAACCACCACCATCAACAATATAAGTCATTCTATGCATAGTTGCATTATGAGTTGGATGATTAAATTGCCACATAGTTGCGTGATATGAGGTTTGTGTAAATTTAACCCACATAGAGACAGAATAAGCGTCACCATTAAGAGAACCGAGTGGTGTTAAACGAGACATACCATGATTTAGAGCAGTACTATCATATGCTTTATTATTAGAAGAACGACTAAATTCAATAGAATTATCGCCTTGATCAACACTTGCTGATACGTGTGTATAATAAGTTGGATTATAAAGAGTCATATCGTGACTTCCCTTATTATCGGAAAGAGTAGCACCACTGGTTTCTTCACATCTATACCAAGCAAGAAGAGCGGAATAAGCAGAGGTTTGAGTTCCAGTAAATGGTGGTTTTTGTGCGAATAATTCAGCAATATTTGCTCCAGATAAGACAGAGTTATAAACTCTAACATCATCAAGAGAACCATTGAAGTAATTACTTTTAGCACTATTAAGATGAGAAACACCAATAGTGAATGTATTAACTCCTAAATTAGAGTTACCTGGACCATTTTGAGAACCAGTAGTAACATCAACACTATCAACATAGATTTTCCATGCTCCACTTGTTGAAGCAATTGTAACAACAATATGATGCCATTTTCCATCTTGAATTGTATTAGTACTTACAAGTGTTGTTTCAGCGGCATCTTTCTTTTCAAAAACTTGAACTTTACCAGCACTTAATTTTACTGCTCTTTCCATATTATTAGTATCACCTCCTCCAAATGAGGCCATAGTTCCATTAGTTGCGGTTGTTTTTGCCCAAAATGAAAAAGAAAGAGTATCTAATGGTAATCCAACAGTTGTTCCTGTCATATATTGATTAGTTCCATTAAAAACAAGAGAACCTGCTCCAATTGCTGGAGTAGTTGCAGAATGAGTTGGACCTGGATTTACACCATCATCTGGTTTTGCAACACCTTGATTTTCACCAACCCAATCACCTACTCCTGTCATTGGTGCTGTTTCATCACATCTGTACCAAAGTTTTAAATTAGCGTATGCAGCACCTGCTGTTGCTGATTCAAGAGCAAGATTATGGCAAGTTTGTCCATAATAAGAAGTATTAGAACCTTCACCATCAAAAGTAACCTCAATTTTATCAAAATTTTTATTTGGCCAAGAACCATAGAGGCGTTCATAGTAATTTACTTTGTCGTAATAACTTACAGAAGCAATAACGCCAGTTTTTTTTAATCTTTCATCATAAACACGAACACCTACTGTATGGGTAGATTGATAAGAATATGTATATGCCATTTTATTTATATATATTATTCAATATATAATATTTATTTTGTAAAATTGAAATAAAAAATATTTTAACAAAATGGATAAATTTATACAAATACGGAAAAAGTATAAAAAGAAAATTCTTCTTAAGAATGAAAAAGAAGAACCTTTATTAATTCAACATTCTAACGCATTTACATTTGAAGAAGGTAACCAATTTTACGAATATTTTAATAATATTGATTGGAAAACCCAAGAAGTAAAAATTGCTGGAAGATGGGTAAAACAAGCAAGAGAAACATTCGCATACTCAAAAGATGGAAGAACCTATACATATTCTGGTCTTAAAATAACTCCAAAATTATATGATGATATGATTAATATTATTCAACAAAAAATACAAAAATTATGTAATCAGACATGTGATTATTATTTATGTAATAGATATAATAATATTACTAATTATATTAGTGAGCATTCTGATGATGAATCTGAATTAGATTCAAATTCATCTATTATATCTATATCATTTGGACAAACAAGAAGATTTGTTATTAGAATTCCTAAAAATAAAACTACGGAAAATCCTAGAAAACCAATATTAATAGTTAAAATGAACCATGGTGATATTATTGAAATGTGTAGTGGATTTCAAAGTCGTTATACTCATTCTGTTCCAAAAATTACTAAATTAGAAAAGAAAAATATTACTCATCAATATCGAATTAATTTAACTGGGCGAATTTTAAAGATCAATAGTAGTTAATTTTTCATATATATCATCTTGAATTTGTTTCGCCCAACTTTTTGTTAATTTTTCTTTTATACGTTTTTTCTCTTCAGTTGAAGCAAATGCCGCATCTAATGATTTAATCATTATTTGATATATTTCATTATTTGTTATTTTTAATTCTTCTTTTACTGTTTTCACTTCATCTAAATAATTTATATTAAAAATTGACGGATCATCTGTATTGATTGAAAAACTTAATCCTCTTTTATAAAATGTTTTAATCGGATGAGATTTTGTATCATCTACTGAACGGGTTTTTATACTCGATGTATAGCAACATTCAATATGAATATTCTTTCTTTTTAAATAACCCATTAAATAAGGTTGATTAATACAAGAATAACAATGTCCGATTCTTTTTGCATATAATTTATTTAAGGCAGAACTTATATTTTCAGACCCACAACATTCACCAGCATGGGCTGTTATATTTATACCATGATGATTGGCAAATTTAAAGGCATCTTTATGATAGTGATCTGAATATTTTTTTTCATCACCCGCAATATCCATCCCTACAACACCTTTATTTCGATATTTTATACATAATCTAGCTATATCAAATGACCAACACGGTTTAGAACGTAAACAGCATAATATACTATTTACATGTATTCCATATTTATTAATTGCTCGTTTTATTCCATTATTTATAATTTCAACTACTTCATCTAATGTTTCAATATTACCCTTTAAAATATGAGGATTATATCGTATCTCTGTATATAAAACATTATTATTATATTGATCTTCGCATATTTCATACGCAATTCTTTCAAGATATTCTTTATTACCAGATATTAATGACAGAACATTATTAAATAATGTTAAACAATGTGTTAAAGAATCAAAATACTTTTTATTACCTATTGATACACTATCACTAAATTCCTCTAGTGACAAATTTTCATATAACTTTGTTTCTTTTGCTAATTCATATAAAGTATTTATACGAATTGCTCCATCTAAATGTAGATGTAATTCTATGTATTTACAGAATTTCATTATATTTTATATCTAATTATAATAATATATTATGAACCTTAAACAATATTTCTATTTTAATAATAAAAGATACTTAATTAGAGTTGGTTCTAATAATGGTAAATATATTTTAAGAAAAGGGAAAAAAATGTATATTAATAAATTTATCAATGCTAAAAAAGTTATGACTGGAGGAAAAAAAAAATATAAGATTAAAGTTTTTGCTGATTTTAAAGATAAAGAAAAACAATTAGTTGATACCTGTATGGAAAATTTTAATAAAATTGTTATTGGTACTCCTCTATTTAAAGATTCTGAAGATCTTAATGAACATTGTGAATGGATTGAAGAATTATCAAGTAGAAATAAATGGAAATATACTGATAGTAGAACTGGTGTCAATAAATACTATGGTCGTCATATTGAAATGATCTCTAAAAAAAAAATCAAAGATAAAATTTGGAGAGTTAAAGCCGGTAGCAAACCATCTGATATCTGTAAATCTTGGATAGAAGAATCTATTCATTTTGAATGCCTACAAGGATTATATATCCTTTGTATTTTAAAACTATGGCGAATATATGGGGAAAAAATTGATGAAATTATGGGAGAAATTCCTATGAAAGCTGATTGTCCATGGGATAATTGTGCTATAAATTTAGATTTAACAGAAACTAAAAACTTAGATGGTGATAGATTATTTGTTAGAACTAATTTTGTATGTCCTAAACCTGAACTTGATATTAACAAGACTACTAAATATCTTGAAGAAGACTTGGGATGTAATGGAACATTTGGTTATATTAGATCGGCGTTTGGATTTTTACCTTTAATTAAAGATTTTGTAACACCAAGCACTTATACAGAAACATCTCAACAAGGGCATAATGTTTTATTTCCTACTAAAAATGGAAAAAGAAGAGTTGTTACAATTGGAGCAATAAGTGTTTATGAACCAGAAAAACATGATTCTGAAAAAGATCCAAAAGGTCAATTAGGAAAATATATTATTATTGATGATATTAAAAAATGGTTACATAAAGCAAAATCTGAAGCACAAGAAATTATTCGTGAAAGTAATAAAAATAATCCTGGAAAAATTCCTAATGTATATCGTGCTTATGTAACAACAAAAAATGATAAAGAAAAATTTGTAGGCTCTTTTGGAAGAGAAGATTGGTATGGTAATAGTATGATTTGGGATGTTTATTATAAAGTTCCTTGTAATTTTGGTAAACCAAAGGATGAAAGTAAAAATAATAAACCAAATGATGAAAGTAATTAATTTATATTTATTTAGTATAATTTACTCGAATTTATATGTATAAATACGCCATAAGGTATATATAAAAATGGATTATACTTTTCTGGTTTTAACATACTAATATCAAATGACCTATCATTAATAATTTTATATGCGTTTCTGATTTGAGTAGATGAATAAGAAAAGTCTGGAACTAATATAGAAATATCAAAATTTACTTTTTTTTGTAATTCCTTTTGTTTTGCTTGTGATATTTCATTAATATCTCTAGCAATAAAAATAGCATTAACTTTAAAATTTTTTTTATTTAATTCTTTATTATTCATATTTTCTGTTAAGATTTTTAATGTATCATCTTTGCCATTCTTTATCCAATTAAAATGATCCGAACCAACTATGTAATATGGAATAACTGATTTCGAATACTTTGGTAAATTTAATTCATTAAAAATATTTATTTCACCTTGTTTTGTAGCATATTCACTATTTAAAGGTATATCTGATAATTCAAACAAATTATTAAATATTTTTAATGCGATTTCTATC